AACGATAACCGCATGAACGGCAGCGCAAGACGTGGACATTCTCAGGCGTCGGATGCTCGGTCTCGAATAAATGGCCGGAGACAGGCCGGAACGCCCGCAGCGAGCGCCACAGGCTGCGCATGAGGCAAATAGGGTTACGCACGTCCGACGAACTTCGTATTACCGCCCAGGATCAGCGGCCCGAGCAGGTCCATCGCGCCGGTCACCACCTGACGATTGAATGAGACGGTTCCGGGATTGCCTGCAAATTCCACGCGGATCGGGCCAACCTGTTCGGATTTTACGGCACCAGCACGGTCCACGGTCGGGGTAAGAATGCCCGGCGTTGCGGACTCGGCAAAGGCCAGCAGCCCGGTTGCAGTTACAACCTCTTTCGGCACCTCGTCCTCGGGGATTTCCAGACCGTTCCGGTCGAAGGCATTCTTGCGCGGGAAAGCGAGCGCCTGATCCCGGCCGTTCAGCGGCTCCCCGACAAAATCCAGTGAATCGACGAATGCCGTAGCCCTTCGGATTGCGGCCTCTTTTTCGGGATCGGTCCCGGACCATGCCTCGCCGTTGCGATCCAGATACAGCGCCTCGGCATCCGCAAGGCTGATAAACGCATCCGCGCCGGTTACGCTGGTGCCGTCTTCGACGGTCAGCATTACGCGGCCCGTCTAGCCTGGTTGATCTTCTGGATGCGCCAGACCCGATACAGTCTTGAGCGTGCGGCTGCAAATCGTCTCATCACATGGTCCTCGCTTTCTTCTTGCGCTTCTTGCGCCTCGGGGTTTTCGACGCTTCGGGATTGGCGCTATTGGCCGGGTTCAGGTCCGGACCGCGCTCTGCCGGGTCGGCAGGGTTCTTGCGCAGAACGGGCCGGCCCTCGGGTACAGCGCGGCGTTCGCGTTCCATCTTCTGGAGCAGCTTCTGGTGCTCCATGTGCTGCTTAGGCGTCCAGTCCATCATTAACTCCAAAATGGGGCCGGGATGACCCGGCCCCGCGTGGTTTAGCCGTTGGTTACGAGAAACGCCATCGGGATGTTCTTCCGATCCACAACGCGATCCCACACCGCAGCCGTCGCCAGTTCGGACAGGCTGAACGAAGTACCGGACGGAGCGCCGGTCTGCTGGAATCCGAACGGATGCAACAGCCACGTCTTGCGGCTCCACATCGTCTCGACGCCAGCGCCGTCACCTTGCGCAGCTTCGCGCTCGATCTCAGTCGGAATTTTTGGCGAGCCCTCGCCCCAGCCGAATGCACCCGGCCCGAACAGAACAGACGTATAAAACGGCGCGGTATCGGATGCGCCTGCGCCACCGGCAGCGGTGAACGGCATTCCATCATCGACGATCAGACGACGGCCCATGAAAGTCGGGATGGTCAGGCGGCCTTCCGAATCCGAAATGAAGTCCACGTCGTCGTTATCCACCATCGTCTTGTACACGACAGAATGAACGGCGAACGCTGAGAAATCATCGAAATGATCGCCAGCCGTAAACGCCGAACCCGTGAAACCGGCCCGCGTGAACTTGGTTGCAGCACCGACATCGCCGTTAGTTGCCGCGGAAATATCGTTCACCATGTCGCTGGAATCATTCGCCACGTTGTCGGCGATGATGCCGTTGACTGCGGCTACCAGCCGACGCTGCCACTGCCGACGCCAGTAGGTATCGACGCGGGAACGCACATGTTCCATCGCACGCAGCCCCATGACCAGCTCGGCGGCCAGATCGGTTTCGCTCCAGCCTTCGTTCAAAAATGCCTTGCGCGCGATCTGTTCACCCTGCGTGATCTTCTGCGGGGTTGCCGATGAACCGGGATCATCGCTCGACAGGTTCGGCCCGGTCGATGCGTCCAGGTCATTCCAGAACGGAAGCTCTGCAACCTTGCTGGATGCGCTTGCAATCTGGTCCAGTAGAGCATTTCGGATCGCGACGCCCGAATCGTAGAACGCGGTTTTTTCCGGCCCGTTCACAGCCGGCAGGTCATTAAAGACCGTGACATCGATGATGTCGGTGAGACTTACAGTAGCCATTAGCTTTTACCTCGTTTCGTGATATTCGGTTTTCAGGCGGTCGTACTCTTCCGGGTTGCTCTTTCGCAATTCGGAGAGTTCACCTGACGGGATTTCAGTAAACTTCCGCGTCTCGCGAGGATCACCGCTCTTGTTGCCCTTGGACCCGCCGCCTTTCGGCTGCTCGATGAATGCCTGACCTTCAGAAGATGCCCAGCGCTTCACGTGCTCCGTAATTTCCATCGGCCCCATGTCGGTATCGACGACGGCTTTCCCGTCCTTAACCGTGACCCCATCGCTCAACAGCGCTCGGGCGGCTTTCTGGAACGTCGGATTCGTGATGCCCGCATTTGCGAGCGCGTCGTCAAGCTGCCGGGAAACGGTAAGCTGATAGGTCTGCTGTTCCAGCGACTGAGCCTTGTCTTTCCACTCGTCGCGTTCCGCTTCGAGCTCCTTCCGCAGTTTGATAAGGTCTTCTTCCTTGGCCTTGCCGGACTTGACGTTCTTCCACTGTTCGAGGTCGAAGTCTTCCGGAATTTCGCGCGCCTTGTCTTCCGCTTCCTTGCGTTTTTGCTTTTCAGCGTCATACGCTTTTCGGAGATTCAACACGTCGGGATGCTCCCGAATTCCATCAACCTTGAGAACGTACACGCCATCAGATTCCTGATAAAAATCGTGCAGGTTTTCGTCAAGTCCGTCCAGTGATTCAAGGGTACTTTTGAGCATGGTTACCTCGCGTTTCGCTTAGTAATTAAAAGGCGTTTCGCCATCGGCATTTCGCCTAAAGATCGGTCTCTCTAAACTCGTTCGAGTCCATCAACCGGGTTTCCTGTTCAGCATCGCGGTCCATCGGGATGATCTGACCGCGCTGCAAATTCTCGATTAGCGTCTGGAAGCTGAAGCCGCCCTCGGTCCATGCCTTGACAAACTGAACGACTTCTTGGCCTTCCATCACCGGTTCCAGAATCTTCGCCGGGGGTTTGACGCTCACATCATCCGGATTTCCGCCCGCAATGAGCGCAGCCGATCTCAGCGCGCTTTCCAGTGCTGCCGCCGATGATCTGGCGATGGTCTTGACTTTCGCCGTTTCCGACGACATGCGAAGCCTTCGCGCGTCGCCTGATTCGTTTGCACCGCCGTCTTGGGCGAATAGCTGCGCGCCAGCGTCAGCAGCTCGTGCAAGTTCGTCTTGCCGCGCTTCCTTGTGTGCGCTGATCGTCCGACCCGAAGGCCCGACATATTTCACGTCTGCCGTCACGCCTTCAGCGGCGTGCAATTCAATCGCGACCCCGGAGCCGACATAATCCGGCGCGTCGCCGTTGATCACTACCAGCGTTTCCTGACCGCTGTTGTAGAGCTGGTGCCGGTAATCGGCGTCAAGCCGGTAATATGCGAGCGCCGCTCGGGCAATGCCCATCAGCGGCGGATTGTCAATCTCAGGCGTCAGGTCTTTCGGCCCGGCGATGACGAACGGGATTTGCTCAAGTGAAGCGCCGCCTCTGGCCGATGGCTGAATTTCAGGGCCCGGCGTCGATGCATCATCAAATAGGTGTTGCACGTAAATACCATCGCGAATCGAAAGCGCCCGATAGCGGTTATCCCATTCCCACCGAAATTCGTTCCGGATATAGTCCGACTCATCGAGCACGAACAGCGACATATCATCGTCCCAGTTGATGATCGAAAGCTCGTCATAAACCGAGATGTAAGGTTCCCCACCATCGGCGGGAACATCAGCCAACAATCCGACGCGCCCGGAAATCAGGATTTCCGACGTGATGCGACGGGCTAGTGTCTGCAAGTCCTGCCCATCCGATGCGGCTCGTTCGCGCATCGGCTCCAGTCCGGCGGGTAGTTCGATGCTCCATTCCTGCCCATGGATCATTCCAACGATGCCCCGAACGGCGGGCGCGAAAATATCAGGAAATACGGCGCGCTTGCGATAGGCGTTATAGGCATCCTTGCCGCCGTCCGGCATGGCGTTGAAGCCGCTGGGCTTGGGCAAATACCAGATACCGCGATCCTTTACTTGCCGCTCGCCTTCGTAGGCGTCACGGACCAGCCGCCATTCATCCTTGTATTTGTCATACTTCGGATGCTTGAGATTGACTGCCATCAGTACATCCCGCCTACAGCTTTGGTTGCTTGCTTCACGTCGCGTTTCCTAATCTGGGGCTGAAGGGCATACCGTATGGCGTCGATGTAATGGTTATGCGCATCTACCACGTCCGGCAATATCTGCCCGGATCGCTGGTCCATCTTGTAGCTGTAAAGTCTGAATTCCCGCTCCGTCTCTTTACAGCGCGGATGGATGACCACCTCGCGGAATGAGCGGATAAACCGGATGCCGTCCTCAACCGACCCGCTCCACTTGTGGACGCCCTTGCACCTCGGTAAACCGTGGCGCTTGAGATATTCAACCATATTCGGTTGACTGGAATCTGCCAATAGCTCGAATTTCTCAATGCCTGGAATATCCTCGATCAATCGGGGCGCGGTCTGGTCAATTTCGATTTGGGTGCCGCCGGTCTCCATTTCGATCCACAGCCGGTCGTCATGGACCCAGCACCGAACGGCGGCGGTCGGGTCCTGACTGAATCCGAAATCAAGCCCATGATATGGCCCATCCCAATTACCGGGCTCGAATTCCGAAACACGCCACTTCCGGGCGAAGACCTGGGCATCCGAGTTGACGAGATACTCGCCCTCCCAGATATGCGCGTAGGTCGCCGGGTCCAGCATTTCACGGTCCCGGAGCCGTTCTTCTTCGAGCACCTCGGGGAAATGCTTGTTCTCGCCGTAACCGACTTTGATCCGGAATGCGTCCTCCGGGCAGCTCTCCAGGAACCGCTGGCTGGTCGCGTCTCCTTCCCGGTCCGGGTTCATCGTCATCCAGATTTCGGACCCCGGATGCCGGATTGTTGGAATCAGCACGCGCCACGACTCTTCGGTGACGCTTTGGGCCTCTTCGATCCATACCCGCGTAATGCCGGACATGGATTTGATCGACTGGATGTTGTGTCTCACGCCACGGAAAACAAACAGGGTTCCATTCCTGCCGCTGATGGCGTCTCGCGTGACCTCGTACCAACCCGAAAGGCCTAGCTGTTCGATTCGGTCCCACAGCAAACGGTGGACCGAATCCTTGATAGACGCCTGAAACTCTCGGGCGCATAGCACGCGGTGCGGTTCCATCGCGCCCTGAATCAACAGGGCATCGGCCACGGCGTAGGATTTGCCGCCACCCCGCCCGCCGTAAAGAATCTTGTAGCGGTGCGGGTTGTATAGTTCCCGCGCCCACTTGGGCTGGCTAATCTTCAAACTTTACTGTTATGCCCAGCGGCGACCCGTCTTTGCCCGTTATTTCCTGCGATTGCTTGTCGGACCAACCGAAGCGATTTGCAAAGTACAGCTTGACCAGCGGGGCATTCGCTTTGTTGTCCAGCATCAACTCGGTTCGCAATTTTCGCTCCCAATACGCCTCTCCCATTGTCTCGGCGCGCGTAAATGCTTCCAGAAACTCTTTATGGCGCTCTTTCCAGTTATGCAGGGTCTGCGGGGAAACGCCACCGATTTCGGCCCGGAATTCGGTCAGCGACGCACCATCTGCCAACATCTTGACCAGCAAGTCGCAGTATTCAGGTTTGTACTTGCTTGGTCTGGCCATCTACTTATCCGCCTTCCCGTCCAGCTTGCTCTCGATCCGCACCAGATACGCCTCCAGCCGATCGAACCGCTTTTCGGTCCGGTCCTCCTGCTTCGTCATGTCCTCATGAATTTCGGCCTTGAGCTGATCGAAGCGGCTGTTGACTTGAGTGCGGGGCACATAGTCCGCTGGCAGATTAGCCACGGTCCGCAATATCCAGCCGGTGACTCCGATCAACGCGGTCATGATCCCGGTTGCTGTCCATGCCATCCATTCTTGCATCCTCGACCCCTATAGCGTTCCTGCGGTCAGTATCAATAGCACCAGCCCGGCCGCTCCCATGCTGCCCAGCCTGATGATTTGCGAGTGCCGGGCTTCATCCACGTAGAGCGCCCGGTAGATTTCGGCCTGAGCCTCCGCAGATTGCCCGGCGATCAGGATTGCGGTTAGCTCTCTCTCCGTGGCCTGTAGCGCGCGAATTGTCTCTCTGAGCGCGTCTGTGTTGGCGTGTGCAGCGATCGCGAATTCTTCCAGCGCATCGAGTTGATCGGGCCCGAAGCAAGCGGCCGGCTGGCCATCGATCTCACCAACCGTCGGGCCCGGAGCCTGGCCAAGCGGGATCGGCTCGATCTCCGCAGGCTCGCTGATCTGGTAGTCCCGTAGGTCTCGGGAGACCTCGGGGACGTCAACCGTTGCGCAAGCGGTCAGCGAGACGGTCAACGCGAGCAGCAAAATCCGCATCAGTCCGATCCTTGAGTTTCTCGATTTTCGCCCGGCCAGCGGCCAGACTTGCATTCGCCGCGTGCTTCGCGGCCTTGGCTTCATGCTGCGCGGCTCTGGCTCTCGCCACGCTCGCGGATTTGTCCCGCTCAAGCCTCGCGGCCTCCTGTTCGCGCTCCGTCTGCCGGCGCTTGTGCCGCCCGGTGCGGATCGCGAGTACCAGCGCGGCCAGCGCCAGGAGCGCGCCAATCGCCCGTTTTGCCCATTTTGTGACGGTGTTCACGCAAATAATCCGATATTTCTGTGATTCGGGCTTGACATTACGGCAGATTTGCCGTAGAATGGGGTCCAAGGTAGAGCAAACGCCTACCCAAACACACACAAGGAGCACGACATGAGCACGATACCGCAACCCAAAGCACCGCAAGCCGACAAAATCATCTGGATTGACGCTCTGGACACCGGAGAAGACTGGTTCGGCGAATACGTTGAATGCGTCGAATCAGAAACCGGGCTCGAATACACCCATGACGACTCACAGTACGGGGTGTTCGCTGACGAAGCAGGCAATCGGTACATCGCCTTCGTAGACAACGCCAACAGCAGTGGCGAGACCTGGTGCGTCCATCTCGACGCCGAGTGATTTTGTAGCCCCGCTCCGGCGGGGCCAATCCAACCAAGGAGCTAGACATGAGCTACAAATTCGCAGGAGCATTGATCGACAACCGTAACGACGCAGTCGCCTACGTGGCCGAGGAATACGTGAGCGCGGGCGGCATGAATACTCCCGAACAGATAGCCGAATGGCTTGCTGACCCGTCCTTTGCCGATCAGTGCGCGGCGGAAATATTGGAGGGCTGGGATTGCAATATCGCGACAACTGGCAGCGATCCGGACTACCCGAGTCACGCCGAACTGGCCGATGCAATCCGAGACCTGAAAGCAAGTGATTTCGAATGAATTTCGCCAACCAGCTAAAGGCGGCCCGCCTCAACGCGGGCCTGAGCCAGAAAGCCACCGCTGACCTCGCTGGCGTCAACATACGGACGTACCAGCGCTGGGAAGCGGGCGACAACGAGCCGTCGTTTTCGACGGCGACCAACCTCATGGAGGAACTAATGAACCATCGTCCCGAAGTCGCGGTCAACAGCCGCGACACCACGAAGGCTCGGGAGGCGTACAACGCCCTCCCGGCCGACCACCCCGCCAAGCTGGCACACGCCGGCCTGGCGGATCCCGCGGGCTACGCCGTAGCCCGCGCCAACCGCCGCCGGGCAAACCGGCAGGCGCGTAAGGAGCGCTCCTCGTGAGCGCTCTGGAATCCGTGATCGCCGTTGCGGCGGTGATCCAACGTGAGCTCGTCCGGTACCCGGACGAGCAAATCGAAGCGGCGGCTGGCGTGTGTCAGCGCGCGCTGGCTGCCCAGGACCCGCTCTCCGTGCTAGTCACCGAGGGCGGGCAAGATCTAGTCTGTTGCCTCGGCGGGCCAGCCGCCGCTCGCAGAATCTGCCCGGAGCTCGTGCGCCGGGTGGAGTCCGAGCGCTTAGCAGCGCTCGAAGAGCAGCGGCGAAACCCGCCGCCGCCGGCCACGCCAGAACCGGATGGCGACGGCTGGTCGCCGAACCCTTACGGCGGTGAAGACCGCCACAAATTTTACTAATAGGGAGCAGTTCATGATACTGAACCTTACCCAACACCCGGCGACCGAAGAACAGGCCGCCGTCGGGGTTGTCGAACCCCGCGACAAGGAGGCGGTGCGCCGCCTCCTGACGTTTAACGACCTGCCCACTGAAGAGGAAGTCCAAGCCGCAGCGTCCGGGCTGGCAGAGCTAGCCAGCGCCGAAGTTGACGCGGTGGCAGACGGCGACCCGCTGGTCCTGATCGGAGGGGCACCATTCTTGATGGCGCCGCTTGAACGTTCGCTGCGCGCGTTCAATCTGATCCCGCTCTACGCATTTTCTCGGCGTGAGAGCGTCGAAGAAATTGCGACTGACGGATCGGTCCGGAAAACGACGGTCTTCCGCCATGCTGGATTCATAAAGGCCGATCGCCCGAAAGGGCGCTAGCCCACGCCCAGCCGCGGGAACGGGCAATCGTAATCAGCGCCTTGTACGCGGTCGGTGCCGTGAGCCCGACCGCTACGGCCAGCCAAAATTCAGCCCAGCCCCAACCGGGGGCCGTGGTGTACGTCGCGGCGAATCCGAGCGCAAACGCGGTTAGCTGCGCGGCGCGTCCGGACACGCGAAAGAAAACCTTGCAAGCTTGCGTCATTCCCCAGCTGACCGCCAGCCCCAAAACAGCGGCCACAACGTGCATCGGGGTTAGCCCGAGCCGCTCCGCCGCATTAGCGATGATGTCAATCATCCGAACAGCCCGCGCGCCCAAAGCCCGGCGATAAATCCGATACCGGAGACAGCGCCAAGCGAGATTAGCGGACGGACCTCAAATTGGTCGGCCAGAAATTCCTTAATCCAGCTCTTCACCGCCTTAGCCCCTCAAGTAGTCGCTTGGGTCAATATAGCCGTGCAGGCGATGGAGCAACTCGAAATGCACGTGCTCGGTGATCCCCGGGTACCGCCCGCCGAGCGCCTGAGAAAATCCGAGCGCATCGCCGACTGAGACTTCCTGCCCCTGGCTGACCGCCGGCTCTACATAGAAATACCTGGCCCGGCACCCTTGGTTGTCGGTGACCTCGACATAGCGGAAGCTCAGGTCGTCGCCGTAAGGGTAGCCGATCTTCGTGACCTTGCCGCATTCGCCGGCCAGCACCGCCGATCCGGGGGTGCAAGCGTAATCGATGCCGTTGTGAGTCCGGCTCCCGCGCGGCGCGCCGAAAAATCCTGCTCCGTGCCGGTCCGGCTGGCGAATCGGGCAAATGACACGCATCTCAGCGGGCTAGCAGCCGGAATTCAGCCACGCCGATGCAATCGCGGAGCAGCAGTCCGCCGATTCCGATATCGCAGCGCTCGGGGAAAAGCAGCCGGGCGTCGAAATCGACCGTCAGAGTGTCTCCGGCCTGGGTGAGGGTGACGATAATCGACGGATCCTCAAACTCGAAACTTCGGCCGAACCACTCGCCTCGCGTTGCGGCCATCGCAACCACGCATACAGGCTCAGCGCGCGCGCAATTTTCGACGGAGATAAACCACGCCTGGGGCGATACCCGCAAGTCCCTGATGTCGCCGAGCGCCGCAATCAACTCTGCGGAATTAACGGCCTCGGTCACTGCCGTTGAGGTCTCGACTACCGTGATTAACTCGGACGTTTCAGGCGCAAACCGCTCTAGCCGCTGGGGCCGATACGCTGCCCACAGAATCGCGCATTCGTCGGAATCGTTGCAACGCACGATGACGCCCTGCCCCGAATCGTCGTCCGGGGCGTACCAGCCTGGCTCTAGCGCCCGCGCGCCTGTAACCGTAACTAGAAGCGCCGTGATCAATACCGCAAAGCGAATTAGGATTGGGATCCGAGTCCAGGTGTCCATGTGCTCTCCGAAAAATGGCCCCGCCGAAGCGGGGCAAAACGTAGGGAGTGATGCCCGGCGACTAATGCGCGCGCCGGATGCGCTGGAAAGGTGCCGCCGGGTCATTACTCCGGCGGCGTGCAGCATCTGGTAACAGAGCGCTGCGGGCTCCGGATCACGCAGCTACGGCATGATCAAATTGGTCATCGTTGGCAGTTGTCAGATGACAGCTAGCACCAGCGAGACACTACGCTCTTTGCACGGGTCCCGCAGTTTCGTCCACCCCGCGTGGCAGACCTCATAACCGATCAGCGGGTTTCGTCTGTGGATCGGCGCACCAATCCACAGTGAGAATGATAGCCCGGAAAGCCCTTGATTGCAAGGGGTGTCTCGGTATCCGATCAATACTGCCCGTCCCGGCATCGCTGAAGCTGCCGGCGGTAGTGCTCAATTGCGGTTGATTCGGCATCGGCCAGCCGATTGCGGAGCCGATCGTAATGACGCTGCACCCTGCCCCACCTGGCCGCGCCCATGCCAACAG